CTACTTCACAAGGTGCAGAGCCCTGACACCCACAACAGGAGCCTTGCCTTGCTTGGCCTTGACTTTGCCCATAAGACGCACCTTCATATCAGGGGTCAGTTCCGTACCCTTGAGGGTTTTTGTGCCAATAACCACGGTCATGCGGCCAGTGCCGTCGTCCACAACGTAGTGGTTCTTTTTGCCGTCGACCTTTTCCACAATATTGCCCACAATCATGACGGGGCTTTTATCAGGAGCTTTCAGAGCTTTGGCAACGGTATCCACCTCATGAAGATTTGTCATCCCCTGCCCCTTTTCGTGCTGGGGCTTGGCCTTGTGCGGCGCGGGAGAGGCTATGCTCTGGGATTCTCCAGCGGGAGCGGCCTTTTCTGCGGCATGGGCGGGAATAGCCAGAGCGGCAGCCATAATCAAAACGAGAAGATAACGCATGATTCCTCCAAAAATTTTATTTAATAAGCGCTGGGGCGCGTACCGCGCCTCGCAAGAAGAATCTGCGCTTCGGGGTGTCAGCAAAGCGTTAAGAAGAAAAATATCCCGTCCCTGGCGGATATCCGGCGATAAATGCTCCACTGCAATCTGCGGCATACAAGGCATTGCGAGCACGTCTCTTCTTGTGAACGCGGCCCAAAGCTGCTATACTTGACGATATGAAAGAGCTTGATCCGCACACGATCCGCCCCTGCCTGGCCTGTGGCGGCACTAATGTTCATTTGGAATCCCTGTTGCCGCCAGGAAGACGACAGGAAGTCTGGCGCGTAGTCTGCTCATGCGGACAGACTTCACAGCAGTGGTCGGTTTCGCAAGCTGCAGCCATCCGTGCCTGGAACCGTAACCTGGCAAATAGTAACGAGCAGGACGCCAGCCCGGCGCCAGAGGCCCCCCCGAGACCTTCGCTCAAAAACTAGAGCCTTCTGACGTTGAAATACTTCATATTTCAACGTTGCCACTCTGCCGGAAAATACGTTTTCGGCAGAATTCACAGCGTGTTACGGCACGCTGCTCTCGGGTTCGGCGCTTGGCATTTGAGCTTTTTTAAGGCTAAATACTCAAACCGTGCCGCCACAAGACGAGCTTTCTATTATATCAAGGCGAGCAAGCTTTTTATGTGGAAGTGTATTTTTACGATACTCGACCCAAATAAAAAGAAAGTTCACCGCTGAAATACCAGAAAAAACGCTTGCTCCTTCCTGCCTAGTCCAACTCCCGTCCAACCCACACGGCGCGCCCGATAACGCGCACAAGGTCTGCCAGTTGCTCGCCGGTATCAGCCTCTATGGGCGCATAATCCGGGTTGAAGCTGGTAAGAATAAGCCTGCCCGGTCTGGCGTTGACAACTTTAAGATACACCATATCCTCCACGCCCACAGCGTATATGCGCCCCGGCACAGGATCGCGCTGCCCCTGATCTATCAGCACCACGTCATTGTGCATGATCTGCGGCTGCATGCTGTCGCCAGAAACACGCAAAAGCACCATCTGCGAAGGGTTGCCCTTGCGGTGCAAGAAATCCCAGCGAAAGGCGTAGTGCCGCAACACTTCCCCGCCAGTTTCAAAACTTCCCGTTCCAGCGGAAAGCCTGGCCTCCACCATAGGCACCATAACAAGCCTGGCTTCGCCTTCCCCCAGATTGCCGCCGCCTTCCGCCTCCTTACCTGACAAAAGCCAGTCGAGAGAGCAATCCAGCACATCAGCAAGGCGCACCGCAAATTCGCCCTTGGGCATCTGCCCCTTTTCATACTGCTGAATGGTAGTAAGGCTTACCCCCACCCTGCTGGCAAGATCCTGCTTGTGTATGCCCAGTTTCTCACGCTGCTGGCGCAGCCGCTGCGCAAAAGCTTTGGCCAAGCTCGCCCTTGTTGTTGTTTTCATGTCGCGTCCATCGGCAGTACTTACCGGTTTAAAACTTTTCTTTTAAATCCAGACCCCTAAAAAGGGGTTTTATTCACCCTTTCTGACTATATTCGCCATTATCTTTTTTTACAAGCTTTTCTTTTTACAAACTCTTATAATCACACTAATAGCCTACGTTTTACAGTATAATTTTCTAAAAATTTCATTGAAATACTTATGATTAAATCTTTTCTTTCAATAAAAAACTTTTCCCTTGATTCAAGAAATAAAACATTATAAATCCTCCAATACGCCCCGACACATCATATTCATTTCAGGGAGCATAGCATGTCCGAACTTCACAATACTATCGATAACTTAAGCGCTGTGCTGGATATCTTGCAACATACGGCCCATCCAGACCAAAAACCTGTGCTCCGTCTGATGGGCGACCACCTGCGTCTTCTTGCTCGCTGCATAGACGACCCCGCTGTTAATCTGCCTCATATACCGTCGGCCACATCGCCACAAAACGCATGCCAGGCCACAGCAGAACTTGCAGGCATGCCTGCGCCTGCCGGAATCGCACAGGGCATTCAGGAGATTCGTCATGTGCGCCAATAGTTCCACGCAGGCGGGCATTGGCCGCATACGCGCCGCCGCCCGCACGGCCAGCGCAACGCGCAGGCCCCTGCTTGCCGAAAAACCGAGCTCTTCCGCAAATGGGCGGCACTCCTGGGGGCAGGCCATGCAAAAGGCGGAACAGAAAAAACGCTGGCAACAATTGCTGGAGCATTTGCCAGAAAATATACGGCAGCTCTGGCATGCGCTGGGCGGGCACGAAAAGGGGCAATTGGAAGACCTTTGGCGACTGTTTGAAGCCTATGGTGGCCAGACCCTACGTGTGCCCGCAGCCGTACCCGCGGAACGGCACCACCCCCTGCTGCGCCGCTTGGGAAAACGCTGCGCAGGTAAGCTGGTGGCAGCCTTCGGTGGGACACCTGTTTACGTTCCACGCTGTACTTCCATTCTCACCAAGTTGCGCCAGCAAGAAATTATCGAAACCTTTTCACGCCATACCGCGCGCGGTACCAGCAGTACAGCAGCCGTAGCCAGTCTGGCCCGACGGCACGGACTGTCTGACCGTCAAGTATGGAAAATACTCAAAAAAACCACATCAGCTCCATCGCAAGGCTACCTGCTGCAAGAGCTCAGGGATATTGGCCCGCACAAAAGTAACCAGCATAACTACATGTAATACAATACAAAATATACAAATTACACAAGCAGAAAAACTTTTATGCCCGCGAAATAGCGGGCTTTTTTATTTCAATTTTCGCCTGCGAAGGGGCTCTCAGCAGCGCTGACCCCCGCCATACAAGGAAATAGCGGTGCTGAACCCGTTCAGTCTTACCGCAAGCGCTCTTTTTGGCATGTTGTACCCACGCCGCCAATGACGACGGCGCAACGCTTTCAGCAGCCAGACCGGGAGACCATGCCATGACCGCATTTTTTCAAAAAGCTCACGACTTCACCGCCCGCTGGGAAGGCGGCCTTTCTGACCATCCCGCTGATCCCGGCGGTCTGACAAAATACGGCGTGTCGCTACGCTGGGTGCAGGATCTGGCCCGTCAGGCGCGTGAAGACTGCCTGCACCAGGCCCGCAGCTGTGACGGTTGCACCGACGCGCGTACCTCCAAGTGCGGCTACCACAGCCTTGATATGGATATGGACGGTGACGTGGATGGCGATGACATCCGCGCCTGCACCAAGGCTCAGGCCGCCGCCCTGTTCAAAAAACATTTCTGGGACAAACTCGGCTGCTCCGGCTTGCCGCTGCCGCTGGCCGTGACCCTTTATGACGCGGCTGTGAATATGGGGCCGGCGCGGGCAGTGCGCCAGATGCAGAGGGCCATGAATACTGTGGGCGACGCGGAACTGGATGCCTACGCCGCCATTGCCGAAGACGGCGTTATAGGCCCCCGCACGGCTCAACTGGCAGAAGCGCTGGAACAAGGCGGCAAGCACTGGTTTGCAGCGCGCCAAACACTGCGCCTGCGCGACACATTTTATCGCGACCTCGCCGCGCGCAGACCCTCGATGCAGGTTTTTCTTGCGGGCTGGCGCAACCGGGTCAAGGCCATGAACCAATACCTCGCGGAACTTGAAAGGGAGGACAGCTGATGTGGATGCTGCTTGGCAAACTGTTTGGCGGGCTTTCCGGGTTGGCAGACAGATTCGTGCCCGACCGCAATCGGCAAAACGAGGCCCAGAGCCGTATCAATGAAGCGGAAGTTTCGGGCGCGCCCGCCAGCCGCATGCGTTTGTGGCGTTCCTTTCTTGGCTGGGTGCTGGCCCTGCTGTTTTGCTGGGAAGTTGTGGGCCGACTGGTCATTGTGCCGCTGTTCTTCGCCCAATGGGCCAAAAACCTGCCGCCTTCGGCTCTGGATCAGGTGATGACTCTGCTTCTGGGCATGCTGGGGCTGGGATTCTGACTGCAGTACCCTGCAGCCTTTATGGAGATATGTATGACAATGGACATTTTTTCTTCATCCGGCGCATCTCTGCTGGTGCTTGGCGTTCAGGGACTTTTTGCCTGGGCGCTCTGGAGCCTGCGCCGCGCTTTTGTGCGTCAGGACGACTACCTGCTGCATGTGCAGCGTGACGCCCGGCGTGATGCAGCCACCTGCCGCCGTCTCGGCGCTCTGGAAGAAACTCTGCGCCTTACGCCGGGCAATGCCGACCTGGCTGGTCTGCACAACGAACTTTCTACTTTGCGGGGTGAAATACAGGCGTTGAATGTTCGCATTTCCGGCCTGGACCGCCTTTTGGAAAGGCTGGAGCACGGCTTGGAGCGGCAGGAAGACCGCCTGCACCTCATCCCGCCCGTCAGCCAGAACACCTTTTTGCGCAAATCCGGCCTTGCCGCAGATGGAGAAAACCACTGATGCCTCCGGTGTCCCCACGCAACAGAAAGAGCAAAAAAAGCGCTCGCCTGCTGGACAGTCTGGAGCAACGCCTTGACCTGCTCACAAGCACCCTTGGCGAGGCTGAAGTTGCCGGAAAAAGCATAGACATCGTCAAGGAAATAAAAGAGCTGCACGCCATTTTACGCTCCTTGCGTGAAGAAGATGCGCCCGAAGCGCCGCCGAAAATTATGGTGGTATGGGGCGGGCCCGCCAGCTCGTCGTCGGGCAAAGGCACGCATCTGGAAAAAAATGTGGCGTCCTGACGGGCAATCCCGCCGCCTGTCAGACAACCGTGCAGTTCATTTTGATGTACTCCTGGCGGATGTGTAAGCAGCCCCCGGAGTAGAGGCCAAGCGCTATCTATTGGCCCCGCTATGCGCAGCAGTGCGCCGCAAGGAACGGGATTCAAACTTTAAGCATCCATATTTTCAAGGATAATTAGCTCAAGATCACGCAGGAGGCTTCACGCACATGCCGCATGTCATTCCCTACAGCCCACGCCCCCTGCAATGGCAGTTTCACGAAGAACGCAAGCGCTTTTGCGTGCTGCTCTGCCACAGGCGCTTCGGCAAAACCGTGGCTGCGGTCAACGACCTCATCAGGCAAGCGCTGATTTCTGGCCGTGAAGACTGGCGGGCAGCCTATGCCGCGCCCTTTCAGGGGCAGGCCAAGGCTGTGGCCTGGGATTACTGCAAGCGTTTTGCCGGGGTCATACCAGGTTCGCGCTTCCTGGAAAGCGAGCTCGTGTGCATTCTGCCCACCGGGGGCCGCATACGCCTGCTGGGCACTGAAAATGCCCCGGCCCTGCGTGGCCTGTATCTGGATGATCTTGTGCTGGACGAACCAGCCGACATGCCGCGTCAGGTCTGGACGCAGGTTTTCCGGCCCATGCTGGCTGACCGTTTGGGCCGGGCGTTGTTTTGCGGCACGCCGCAAGGCACAGACAACCTTCTCTACGATGTCTGGCAGCAGGCCGGGGCCGACACGGAGGGATTATGGTCCCGCTTCCGGTTTCCCGCCTCGCAAACGGGCTATCTGCCTCAAAGTGAACTGGCGGCGGCGCGGCTCAGTATGGATGAAGCCGAATATCAGCAGGAATTTGAGTGCTCCTTTGCCGCCGCCGTACGCGGTTCCTACTACGCACCTTTAATGGATACGGCAGATCGTGAGGGCCGTATAATTCCCCTCCCCCATGCGCCGGAACTCCCCGTGCATACGGCCTGGGATCTGGGCATGGATGACGCCACGTCCATCTGGTTTTTTCAGGTGGAGCCTTCAGGGCACTGGCGGTTTGTGGACTACTACGAAGCCTCGGGCGAAGGGCTTGCCCACTATGCGCATGTTCTGGCCCAGAAAGCGCGTCCCGCCGGGCAGCCCGCCCTTGAAGGAACATCAGAGGGTGGCATTGCTGGCCGGGGCTTTACCTACGGCACGCATCTGGCCCCGCACGATATCCGGGTGCGGGAACTGGGTACAGGCCAAAGCCGATGGGAAAGCGCGGCCCAGCTTGGCATCCGCTTTACCCTGGCCCCGGCGTTGAGTCTGGCAGACGGCATTGACGCCGTGCGCCGCCGCCTGCCCCGTTGCTGGTTTGACGCCAGCTTTTGCGCCGCAGGCATCAAGGCCCTGCGGGCATACAGACGGCAGTGGAGGCCAGGGCAACAGGCTGCTGGTTCCGGCCCTCTGCACGACTGGACCAGCCACGCGGCAGACGCCCTGCGTTATGCGGCCACGGGCTTTCGCCCGCCGCAGGACACACAAGGCGGCCAACGCCGCGCCAAAACCCATTATGATGTCTTTGGAGGCTCCTGATGCTTTTTCACTACGCACCTGCCGTCAGCCGGGCCACACGGGACGCCATTTTTTTACGCATGCAGGCAGAAGGCCTGCTGGGTTGCGCCATGAGCGCATTCAACGCGCCCACGCTGGCTGATTGGCGGCGCATTACCTCTCCGCGCCGCGGCTTGCTGCTCTGCTGCTATGCCGCTGACAATACTACCGACAACGAAGCCATGCTGAGTTGCGCCCTTTTTACGCCCCGCCGGGGCAAGGTTTGGGAATTCGACTGCACCACGTTCCGCACGGCCGCGCGGCTGGCCGTCCACATGGCTTACGGTGGTCTGGCCTGGGCATTCGCCCATCTGGACTGTGCCGCCATTGCTGGTTTGTGCCCTGCGCCCAACCGTCACGCATGGCGTCTGGCCGAGGCCTGTGGTTTTCGCGTCATGGGCCGCTTGCCGCAAGCCTGCTGGCATGCGCGCAAACAACGTCATGTGGACGGTGTGATGGTGCTCTGCACGCCACAAGATCTGGCTGAACGCGCAGACGCTTAAATATCAGCGCATACACGCTGCCTACGCGCAGCGCGCCAATAAATCTTACACAAGCAACAACCAAGGAGTCCGTTATGGGATTTGGTGGAGGCTACAGTTCCCCCAGTGTTCCTGAGGTAACACCCGTTCCCAAGCAGGAGGTGCAAAAACCTGTTACCGAGGCAGCCACCGCCGCCCGGCAGGCCCAAAAAGACAAGGCCAGCAAGGCCGCAGGCATTGGCGCTTCGGTCTACACCAGCCCGCTCAACCAGACGGACGGCGTGCGCAAAACCCTGTTGGGGCAATAGGCATGCTGCGCCCGTCACACAGCACAACAATGCCGCCGCCTCAGGCTGGGGACGCCAATGACTGCACCGATAATGCACGAGAGTACCCGGCCATCCGTGCAGATGTGCCAGCCTTGGCCCGAAGGTATCAGGCGCTCATGCGCCGCCGCGCTCCCTGGGACACGGCGTGGCAAAGCCTTGCCGACCACTTTTTGCCCACACGCTGCCGTTTGCGCCAGCAAGGGCAGGAAGATCAGGAAGGCCCCATGCTCAACAGCGGTCTTGTGGACGCAACGGGCATACTTGCCATGCGCACGCTGGCCGCAGGGCTTCAAGGCGGCCTAACCAGCCCGGCCCGGCCCTGGTTTCGGCTGGGGCTGGACGACGCGGATCTGGCCCGCAGCCGCCCCGGACAGGCTTGGCTAGACGAAGTGGCCGCGCGCATGCGGGCCGTTTTTCACCGCTGTAACTTTTACAATGCCATGCACACGCTCTACGCGGAACTGGCGACCTTTGGCACGGCCTTTACCTTTGAACTGGCCGATCCACAGCAGGGCTTTCGCTTTATGCCGCTCTGCGCTGGCGAATATGTGCTGGACTGCGACGCCAGCCGCAAGGTGGATACGGTTTTTCGCCGCTCAAACATGACGCTGCGCCAGATTGTGCAAACCTTTGGCCTGTCTGCCCTGCCGGAATCCCTGCGCGAGGCGGCCAGCCGCAATGCTGACGAACGGCGCAGCGTCATACAGGCCGTGTATCCCCGCATGGACTGCCAGCCCGGCATGCTCGCGGCCATGCACATGCCCGTGGCCTCTGTCTATTGGCTGGAAGGACGCGACGGCGGCGAACACCCCCTGAGGGAATCGGGCTTCAGGCATTTTCCCGGTTTTGGCCCGCGCTGGGATGTGGCGGGCAATGACGTTTACGGGCGCTCGCCAGCTATGGATGCCCTGCCCGACTGCCGCATGTTGCAGCAAATGGGCATCACCACGCTCAAGGCTATTCACAAGGCTGTGGACCCGCCCATGAGCGTTTCAGCGGGGTTGCGTTCCGTGGGGTTGGATCTCACCCCTGGCGGCATCAACTATGTGGACAACGCGCCGGGGCAGAGCCCGCAGGCGGCCACGCCGCTGCTTCAGGTAAATCCTGACCTGTCCACAGCGCGCCGGGCAATGGAATCTGTGCAGAATCAGATCAGGTCTGGCCTCTACAACGATCTTTTCAAACTCATTCTGGAGGGCAGAAGCGGCGTCACCGCAAGCGAAATCGCCGCCCGTGAGGAAGAAAAACTGGTGCTCATCGGCCCCGTGCTGGAACGCCTGCACGACGAACTCTTTATCCCTCTTGTGGACCGTACCTTTGAATGCATGCGCGAACTGGACATGCTGCCGCCCTGCCCGCCCGAACTGGCTGGCCGCCGCCTCAAGGTGGAATTCGTTTCACTGCTGGCACAGGCGCAAAAACTGGTGGGCGTAAGCGCTGCGGATCAATATCTGGCCCTGACCCTCAGAGCTTCTGCAGCCTGGCCCGAAGCTCTGGACACCCTTAATGTCGATCATTTGCTCGACAACTATGCCGACAGTCTCGGCCTGCCCGTAAGCCTCACCCGCTCCCCCGAAGAACGGGAACAGCTTCGCGCCGCCAGAGCGGAAGCCGCGCGTAATGTGGCTTTGACCGACACTATTAAACAGGGGGCAGATCTTGTGCAGCAGCTGGCCCAAAGTCCTCTTACTGACCCGCAGGGCAGGCAAGGCAGCGTGCTTGACGGTCTGGTGAACTTGCTGGGCCGCATGACAGGGGCGAACTCTGATGCAATGGGCCGTCAACAGACTGAAAACACTACTTCTTCTGGTCGTGCCTCGGATGACACCCGGCATAGCCAGCCGCAGGAGAAACCCTGATGGACATATTCGCGCCTTACGAACAGGCGCACAAACAGGAAGGAGAAGCACGTCAGCGTATGGAAGAAGCTGAACGGCAACTGCTCGATGCCGTCAGCAGCCTCATGTCCCAACGGCAGGGACGATTGTTTTTGCGCTGGCTTATCCACCACTGCCAGTGTTTCAGCGCCCAGAATCTTGCTGCCGGAAATTGCGGCCCGTCAGCTACAACTGACGCAGTACGCCTTGGCTTTGCCGAAGGCCGCCGCTATGTGGGCATGACCTTGCTGCATCTTGTGCAACGGTCTGACCCCGGCAACCTGCCACAACTGCTTCAGAACAGAGAGGATGAACATGACATCTGACACTTTCGGCACCGGGTTCAGTCAGGAAAGCGCCCCCCACAACGCAGCCCCGGCGGGCACTGCAACAGCATCAACCTCCTATCTTGGCGCTTCGGGCGGGTTCGGCAATTCGGGCAATTCTGTCAACGCTGGCGGCTCGTTCAGCTGGGGTGGTGCAAACGTCGCCGCCAACAGGGGCGCTACGGGGGGGCAAGCCAATGTGAACGCGCAGGGCGAGGCAAGCACCGCCGCAACGTCCGCCCAAAATATTGGCCCAAATAGCGGGCAGAATGCGGAACAGAACACGGGGCAGGAACTGCTGCACAACCAGATTGAACAGCATATGCGCCAGCAGGAAGCCGCCCGTCACACGCAGTGGCAAAAGCAGGTCAGCCAGTGGCGCGAAGAAGTGGCGCAAGACCCGCAGCTTGGCGGCACTCACATGGCCGCCAACGTGGCCCGCGCCCAGCTTGCTCTGGACCGTTTTGACCAGGGCAGGCACATAGGCCGTCTGCTGGAAGAAAGCGGCTATGGCAATCATCCCGAAGTGTTGCGCTTCTTCAGCCGGGTAGCTGACGCCTTGATGGAAGACAGTCTGGTGCGGGGCGAACCGGGCAACAACAGCATGCCCCCGCTCGAAGAGCGCATGTACGCTGGCTGGAGTTCGCGCAAATAGTCTGATCTGCCCCGCCTGAAAACCTGTGCTCTTTTAGAATAACCCCGCCTGCGCCAGCCCATTACGGGCAGTTCAGAGCACTCGGCGGGCAGCAATCATCACAATCCTGCTTCGTGCAGAAGTACCCTTGCTGAATATTCATCCTTTCAGCAGGCGCTCCACTACTGTTCTCTGTCGCACAGCTTTACCCTTATTACACATTCACCTTTCTACATACGAGGCATTCATGTCCAGCTCTGCAGGTCTTGTGGTTTCTCTGGCGGAAATGGAACAGTTTTACCGTGGCGACAAGGCTGGTCAGATCATCGAGCTGATGAACAAGACCAACGACATTATGGACGACGTGCTCTGGATGGAATCCAACCAGAGCGACGGGCATCTCACCCGCATTCGCACGGGGCTGCCTGAAGTTTACTGGCGCAGGCTCTATCAGGGCACCCCGCCATCCAAATCCCAGTGGGGGCAGGTCAAGGAAGGCTGCGGCATTCTTGAGGCCATTATGGAACTGGATGTGGAAGAGCTGCGCCTCTACGGCAGCCGCGACAAGGCTTTTCGCATGAGTGAAGGCGTGGCCTTTGCCGAGGCCATGCGTCAGAAAGTGGCCGCCACGCTTTTTTACGGCAACAGCAACATCAACCCCGACGAATTCAACGGTCTTTCCATGCGCTATCCCGCGCAGGACGCCAAAAACGTGCTGGACGCGGGCGGGCGTGACGAAGGCGGCTGCACGTCGCTCTGGCTTATCTCCTGGGGCGCTCAGGCCGTGCACGGCATTTACCCCAAGAGCAGCACGGGCGGACTTTCGCACGAAGATCTCAACACCTACATGGCCCAAGACCCCGATGGCCGCAAATATCAGGTGGTGGGCGACAAGTACAACTGGCGCTGCGGCCTGGCCGTGCGCGACTGGCGCGCCGTGGTGCGCGTTGCCAACCTGCCTTTGGCGGCCCTTGGCAAGCGCAAGGGCCAGAGCGGCTTTATTGACCTGCAAAAGCTGACCATTGAGGCCAAAAACCGCATGCCCCAGCACTTGCGCCAGAAGGCCGTGTGGTACGCCAATTCCGATGTGCTCACGGCTCTGGAACTGCAAAATTCTGACGCGGGCAACGTGCAGTTGCAGTACGGAGAATTCTTTGACTCCAAGGCGATTCCCATACTGCATGGCCGCCCCGTGCGCCAGTGCGATGCCGTGCTGGGCAACGAAGGTATTGTATAGAACAATTTGGTTTTGAAAATATTCAACTTCAAAAGTTAGGATTGGCCAACCTGAGCGATTGCCTGCGCAAAATCTGACAGCGCCATACCTTCAACAGTTACAGACGATGACGCTGTCTTGCGGATAGTGAAAGCAAAGCCTGCAACCCTGCTCTGCTCTGGACAACATTTTCTCAGGAAAGAGCCTCTGCCATTAGCTTGGCTGCTTGCACCAGATCGATGCAGGCAGGGGCTCCTTCCCAATCCGAAGCACCACAACTGAACAAGGAGCCCACATGGCCATTATTGATCGTAATTCCATTTTTTTTGAAGGCCCGCTTACCGCCAGTACCACGGGAACAGCCGTGGCTCTCAACGCGCTCAAGCTGCCGGGCCGTATGGAGCCCATGCCCCTGCGTCTCTCCGTGACGCAGGCTTTCAAGCCCGAAGAGGTGCAGTCCCTGACCATCGGCCTTGAAGAAGCCGATGCCGCAAGCGGCCCCTGGGCAGCCGTGCCCGGAGCCGCCGTCAGCGTGCCCAATACGGCGGAAAATCCTGCTCTGACTGCTGGAGCCCGTCCCTACCACCGCTTTTTGCCTCAGGGGGTACGCAAAAGCTGGCTGCGCCTGACGTTCACGCTCACCCCCGTGAGCGGCAAAAGCGTGACGCAGGGCCATATTTTTTCCGCGCTGCTGCGTGAGGAAGATTTGCCCTATGAAAAGGCGCTGATGGTCGGTTAGACCATCTTAACGTTCCCCAAACTGATCTGGCTGATCTGCCTTGGACAGACAGTACGTACCGTACATGCAAGCCTTCTTGTTTTTCCGCGAATAAGCCGGAAAGCTGTGCATCTCGCTATGGCTTGTAGAACTGCGCCCTGAGTTTTTTTGAACCTTGCCGCTAAAGCTCCGCGCGTGGCTTTCGCGCAGGCAAAATCCTCCGCATGCCTGCCCGTATTGCACAAAGAACCACTAATACCGCCACAATCTTGAACACGTTTTCTGCCTCCGGCTGCCTTGGCCGCCGGAGGCTTTTTCTTTTTATCACTCGATATGGAGGCGTCATGACCATCAGCCAGATAGACATCTGGAACCGCGCTCTCGGCTTTCTGGGCGCACGCAGCGTGGCATCTGAACGCGAAAGCACGCCCGAAGTTTTGCAGTGCCGCCTGTACTGGGATTCTGCCCGGCGTCAGGTGCTGCGGGATTTTCCGTGGAGCTTCGCCCAGCGCAGGGCGTGGCTGGCCTTGCAGGCACTGCCCCAGGGCTATGCGCCGGAATACCGCTTTGCCTACGCCCTGCCAGAAAATTGCCTCAAAGTGCATGAAGTGCGGCACGAGGGCATCTCTGCCCGGCCATTCTGCCTTGCGCTCAATGCGGCAGGCGACGGCTCGCTGCTTTTGACCAATGCCTCGCGCGCCTTGCTCCTGTACACCGAAGACGTGCGCAACAGCCGCCTGTTTGACGATCTTTTCGCCCACATGCTGGCCCGCAAGCTGGCCGCACTTGTTGCCGTGCCTCTGCTCAAGGGCAATGGGCAAAAAGCCGCTGAACTGGAACAGCTCTATACCGTCAGCCTGCCCCCGGCGCGTGAGGCCGCAGCTTCGGAACGCAGCGAAAAACCGGCGGAGGATTCCTGGCTTGCCACACGTTGAAACTGATGCATCAAAAACTGTGAGGATACATTAATGACCATGCCATATAGTCCCAGCCGGGCCGTCTATGAGGGCAACGACGCGGCCACGCGCTTTCCCTTCAGCTTCAAGGTGTGGGACGCGTCACAACTTGTGGTCACACTCACTTCCCCAGCAGGAGTAACCACCGGGGCCTCCGGCTGGACAGCGGATATTGGAGCGTCCGGCGGCGAAATCGTCTACCTGCACGATGCCGCCCCCCTGCCCGCTGGCTGGAAGCTGGCCATCACCCGCGACATGCCCTTCACGCAGGAGGTAAATCTGGTCAGCGCCTCGCGCTTTGACCCCCAGGTTATTGAAGATGCCCTGGATCAGGCAGCGGCTGAACGCCAGCAAACTATGGAAATGATGCGCCGCGCCGTCATCCTTCCAGCCACAAGTGACAAAACACCACAGGATGTTGTGCAGGACGTGTATGCCAGCCGGGATGCCTCAGTGGCCTCTGCCATACATTCGAAAAACGCAGCAGAGGAGTCTGCAACGCAAGCCAACAAATCTGAGGCCGAAGCGCACAGGGCTGCATCAGAAGCAGACAGGGCCGGGGCTGAAGCCAACCGTTCAAAATCCGAGGCTAACCGGGCTGAAAGTGCTGCCGAGGTTGCTGCAGATAAAGCTCACGAGGCTATGGCAAGCGAACTTGCCCGTGCCGCATCCGAGGCTGACAGAGCACGGGCAGAAGCCGACAGGGCGCAAAATATGAGTAATATCGGCCCAGCCACGGTTGATAAGCTTGGTTTTGTCAAGATTGGCGAAGGTATTGCCGCAGAGGATAATGGAACGATTTCTGTCACCCCCGTAGACTTCGCCTCTTCCGAAAAACCCGGCACCGTCAAACCGGGCCTGGGTTTAACCATTGCCGATGGCGGCGCGCTGAACGTTTCATACTGGGACGCTTTTCCGCCATGCGTGCCTGTTCCCGTATGGGGAGTAACTTTCGGGGGCAGCGACGGAAGACGGGCTATTATGCCCGGCGAAACGCAGGCAAGGGAAGACTGGATAAAGTGCGACGGTGGAACTGATGGGATTTCTGGGGTGGTGCCAAACTTAACTGGACGAGTTTTGCTTGGCACAGACACCGCGAACCCGGCGGGAGCGCTGGCCGGCACGTCCAAGCATACACACACAATCACGGGCAATGTAGACGCAACTACCATCTCAACCGCACAGATGCCCAGTCATGGGCACTATTACACGTACCCGCCGCATTACGGGCAAGAGAATCAGGCAAGTGGCGGTTCAGCCGGGAGACTGTTCAACAGCTTGGTTGGGGGTACCACAGGCGCCCAGGGCGACAGCGGAGGACATATCCACAGTATGTCTAATGCGTTAGCGTCCAATACATCTAACATGATGCCTTATTTCGCAATGGATTTTGTAATAAAGGTGGTATGAAATGCCTACAGTGACTGTTGTGCCTAGTGACAACCTGATTATGGTAGACGGCGTTCCGCTGGTGTTTGAATTTCCGCACCCAGTCAACCTTCATGCAATCCAGTGGATGATAAAAACAGGCTACATAGAGTGGGTTGACGACTACAACTGGCCGCTGTCAGCCGCCGACACTACAGCCTATGATGAGGAGGTGGCTCCCTACGTAGCCCTTTGGCAGGCAGAAAAAGAACGGTTGGAGCAAGAAGCCGCCACTCGTGCCGCCGAAGAGGTCGCAGCCGAAACTACCCGCCTTGCCGAATACAACTGTGTGGCCGCCAGAGCGTCACGGTTGCGTGAGCTGCGCGATGGCCGCCTTGCAGCCTCTGACAAATATTTGCTGGCAGACTACCCCATCACCTCGGAAGAGCTTGTGGTTATCAAGGCCTACCGCCAGCTTTTGCGCGATCTGCCCGCGCAGGAGGGCGCACCATTTGACGGCGGCGGGTCGTCCACTCCCTGGCCCGAAATGCCGCAAATATAACAGGAGCACGCATGCGCACAGCCCTGCAAAATTTTACAGGCGGCGAAATCGCGCCCACCCTGTACGCTCGCTATGATCTGGCGCGGTACCGTAACTGCCTTTCCTGCATGGAAAACATGCTGCCCGGCCTGCACGGCGACGCTGCCCGGCGGCCCGGCACGCGCTTTGTGGCGGATATGGGCGGGTATTCCGTGCTTATTCCTTTCAGTTTCAACGCCCTTGCCAAACAAAATTTCGTTCTGGTTCTGGGCGACCATAGCTTGCGCATTGCCAGCGAGCGCGGGCTTGAAGACGTTGCTGCCATTGCAACTCCTTACGCGCCCAATGAACTGCTGGACATATCCTACGCTCAGGTGGGGGACATTGTGTACCTCGCTCACAGCAACCACCCCCTGCACAAAATAATACGCCGGGATGCGGAAAACAGCTCCGAGTCTGGAAATACAGGCTCCACAAACGGGCAGGCAGCGTATTCCTGGCATCTGGAAGCAGTAGCCCTCAACACATCCATAAAAGCTCCGCCTACACCCACTGTGACATTTTCCGGCACAGCGGGCAGCTACACCCTGCGCTACAAGGTGGCAGCTGTAGATGCCAACGGGCGCGAATCCCTTGCTTCGCCTGCCGGGCAATGCACCAATGGCCGCCACCCTTCCGACTGGGTGCAGGGCAACAGCGCCGCCATATCCTGGCCCGCTGTCGCTGGTGCAGTGGAATACAACATTTACCGTGAAGAAGCGGGCTACTTTGGTTTTATAGGCGTGTCGGCGGGCCTGAATTTCAGCGATCAAAACTATCAGGCCGATACCGCCGACACCCCGAAAGAAGACTGGAATCCCTTTGCTGACGGCAACTATCCCGGTGTGGTGACTTTTCATCAACAACGCATGGTGCTGGCGGCCACACCAAAAAATCCGCAGGCATTCTACATGTCACGGGTGGGAGATTTTGAAAACTTTCGTAAATCGCGCCCCTTGCAGAATGATGATCCTGTGGAATACCTCATTGCATCGGGCTCCATAGACGCCGTCACCTGGGCGGCCAGCTTTGGCGATCTGCTCATTGGCACGTCCGGCAGCGAATACAAGGCCACAGGGGGCGACGGCACGGCGATCACGCCGGGCAACATCAGCATCACGGCGCAAAGCTACTGGGGCAGCGCGGGCCTTGCGCCCATAATCATCGGCAACTCCATTCTGCATGTGCAGCGGCACGGCTCGCGCGTGCGCGACCTTTTCTATTCGCTGGAAAAAGACGGCTACGCGGGCAACGACCTTTCCATCATGGCTCCGCACCTTTTTGAAGGGCATACTATTTTACAATGGGCCTATCAGCAGACACCCGGCTCCACTATCTGGTGCCTGCGCGATGACGGCCTGCTGCTGGCCTTTACCTATATGAAGGAGCACGACATCTGGGGCTGGTCGCGGCAGGTCACAGACGGACGGGTGCTCTCCATCGCCGCTGTTTCCGGCGAAAATGGCGATGTCCTTATGCTGGTGGTAGAGCGCCACATAAACGGGCAGAGCCGTATTTTTCTGGAACGCCTTGCCTCGCAGTGGCAGGATCACGAACCCATTGAGGAGGCCTTTTTTGTAGACTGCGGCCTGACCTTGCGCCCGGAGCAGCCTGCAACCCGGCTGGACGGCCTGGACCATCTTGAAGGATGCGAACTGGCCGTGCTGGCAGACGGCAGCCCGGTGGAAGGCTGCGTGGTGCACGAAGGCGGCATTGAACTGCCCTATGCAACCAGCGTGGCGCAGGCTGGCCTGCCCTATGCTTCGGCGCTCGCCTCTCTGCCTATAGAGCTGGACGGCCCTTCCGGCACAACCCTTGGCCGCCAGCGTGCCCACGGCATGTGTACCGCCCGCCTGTACCGCAGTGTTGGCGGTAAATACGGCCCCGGCAGGCAGGAACTCTATGACTTGCCCTTTTTGCCGGAGTATTGGGGGCAGGCAATTTTGCCCTATTCCGGCGACGTATCCTTTGCCCCCGGCGGCACATGGACAGCCTCGGATAATCTTTGGCTGGTTCAGGACAGGCCCCTGCCCTTCCGCCTGCTTTCGCTGGTGCTGGAAGTGAACTTTTCCTGACCGCAGCGCTACACAGTTAAATATATGGGCCGTGATCTGGCATTGCACCCTCTGCCATCCGGGCGGCTGTAAAGGCCGCCAATTTTACGCCAGCGAGAGGACGCCACGTCAATAAATCCTCCCGCTGCGGCACCCAACAAGGAGAATCGCATGCTGGCCTTTGCCACAGAATCTTTTACAAAACTGGAACCTGAAGCCCGGCTTCTTACCGCTGCGCACTGGCATGAGGTGGAGGCCCCACTGCACAATAATACAAACTTTGGCCTGGACGCAGAGCGGTACGCCTGCCTTGAAAATCTGGATATGCTGCACGTCAGCGCGGCGCGCACACCCGATGGAAATCTGGCGGGCTATGCGGCCTTTACCCTTGTTTCCTGCCCACACAGGCAGGGCACGCTTCTGGCGGCGCTGGACGGGCTGTACCTGGCCCCGCAAGCTCGCGGTGGCTTCACTGCCCTGAACCTGCTGCGCCATGCCGAAGCGGAACTCAGGCAACGCGGCGCAGGTCTTGTGCAATACAGTTCACCCGCCTCACGGCCCTGTGACGCCCTGTACCGCCGTCTGGGCGCGCGCCATACCGAAACCATCTGGCACAAGGAGCTTTGCTGATGGCCATTACAACAAGTACTGCCGCTGCCATCAGCGCAGCCGTAGCTCTGGCCGGAGCCGCTGTGGGCACGGTCAGTTCCATCCAACAGGCTGAAAGCCGCCGCCAGCAGACAGAATACCAGTCCAAACTGGCTGAACGCAGCGCACAACAGGCTGAACAGAGCGCCACCCTGGCGGACGAGGCCGCCCGGCAGGAAAAGCAGGCCGGATATGAAGCCGCAGTAAAAAAACGTCAGGAAGTTGCGCGCATTATTGGCGGGCAAAGAGCGCAGGCGTCAACATCGGGCGCACAAGTGGGGACCGGAAGTCAACTGGATCTGAACCTTGATACCGCAGAAAAAGGCGAACTGGACGCCCTGGCTCAGGAACAGCAAGGCAATGCCGCCTCATATAACCAGCAGGTTCGCGCCTGGAACCTGCGCAACCAGTCCACAGGGGCAACCCTGAATGCCGAAAATCTCAACAATCACGCACAGACCGACTATCTGGGCCTGACTACTACCCTGCTCAACGGTGCCAACCGCGTGGGGCGCAACTTCTACACCCTTGGCACGCGTGGCCCGTTGCTGCCCTGACCGTATACCTGTTGTGGTGCTGCACCCGGAGTGTATGCCGTCTATATCTGGAGCAGATTTGGTTTGAACTATTTTGTGGGGGAGGGGCCCTTTTGAAAAAGGGTCTCCTCCCCCACGCCCCACCCCCTAAAACTTTTTTTGGGGGATGCTCTGATAGTTTTTACTGAAAAACGAACAAAACCTCTTTGCTTCAAGGAGGCATTGTGAAGCGCTCACGTCATCAACGCTATGATGTATTCAAATCCGAGCTGGTTAAAAAAGCGCAGTTCAGCCCGATTTTTGAATTGCCGCAGTTAGAGCCGGTTCACTTCAAACCTGCGCATGCTATTCCTTTTGAAAAAATATACAGCAAGGCAACCAGTAAAAACTGGCTGCACTTCTACACGCATGACCATATCTTTGAATGTGTCTGGAATAACCCCAAACGCTATCTGCCCATATTCAAGCGAATTGCTGGCGTGATTACGCCAGACTTCAGCGTATACCGTGAAATGCCATTGGCTATGCAGATATGGAACACCTACCGCAACAGGGCACTGGCCTTTTGGCTGCAACGCGAGGGTGTGCCAATCATTCCCAATGTTCGCTGGGGAGACGAACGCACCTATGCTTTTGCTTTTGAAGGCCTTCCCAAGGGGGGAACCGTGGCAGTCAGCACCAATGGGCTACTGCGCAACAAGCAGTACAGGGAATATTTCAAACAGGGGTTAGCTGTTATGATTGAAACGCTCCAGCCACAAACCATCGTCAACTACAGCCGGATGACGGATGATATTTTTGGCCCTTACCGTAATGACGGGCCAGAACTGATTGAAGTGCCATATTACGCATTTTCAGTTCGCAAGGAGGCTGCGTAATGGGCGGAGGCAGAGGTGCCGGATTTTTTGCCGGAACAGACGGATGGCGCGCGTCAGAGGCTTTTGCCAAGGGAACGCTGGTTGCTGCGGCCGCCCTGAACAGCGCTACGGACGCTGGTGGCGGCACATCCGGCGGCATGCTTGACGCTTTGCGCCCATGGTGGTCTTACCCGTATGGGCACCCAAAAAAAAACAAAAAAGATTGA